TCTTTAGAAACTTTACGAAGTTTTTTATATAATTTAGCTTCCGGGCCCATGCGGATTTTGGGGTGACATCGTCATCCATTTAATAATCTTTCTTGAGTTTATCAGGTAAGATTATACTTGATGGTTTAGTAGTTTTTAAAACTAATCTATGAGCTGAATGACCTGTAAAGCCAACAATGGGAGCTTGGTTTTCATGCACTTCCATTCTTCTTACATCATATAATTTTCCGTTAACTTCACAAAGTATTACAGCATTCTTTACTGCGTCTGATCCTTCCGTGAAGGAAGAAAGAAATTGTTGAAGGTCTTGTACTCTCATAATCCTAATTTTCTTAATTGCTCTTGATATGCTGCAATCTTTTCCTTTAAATGTTTATTTTCAGATCGTAGTTCTCCATTCAGACTCTTATGCGAACTATCTATCGTACGAATGTTATTATTCTCTTCTGATAATCTGTCAATTTCTTTTTTTAAACCTATTATTTGTGCGGACAGTTCTTCTATAATTTTTTTATTGCCATCCAATTGATTTTTAGTTCTAACCCATTCAGACTCTCTCATTTTATAAGCCCAAATTTCTCGTTTGTGTTGGTCAACAAGTAAGCTTAAATCTAGCTCTCCTCTATCATCACTTTTGTGTTTTCTCTCGCTTTCATACGTCATATCTTCTCCGTGTTCTTTCAAATTGTTATAAGTTCGTTTATCTTTCATACCTTGACAATATAGGATAGTTACCCTAAATTGTCAATATGGGAGTTCCAAAAAGATTAACAGAAATGCAAAAACGATTCGCTGAGTTTATAGTATTTGGCGGACCTGATGGACCAGTCTCACAAGGTGAAGCAGCTAAGCTGGCTGGATATTCTGAAAAGAGAGCAAGACAAGAAGGATCAGAACTAATGAATCCTAGACTATCACCATTGGTGGCAGCGTATGTTGGTAAGCTTAAAGAAGAAAGACTTAAAAAGTTTGAAGTAAGTTATGAAGGACATGTTGCTGAGCTTGCGCGAATCAAAGAGTTAGCTTTGAAGAAAGGCTCTTTCTCTTCTGCCGTAAATGCTGAAACAAATAGAGGAAAAGCAGCAGGATTATACATAGACAGAAAAATAATAAAAACTGGGAAATTAGAAGATATGTCAGAAGAACAGTTAGAAGCAAAGATGAAACAAATTTTATCCGATTACGCGCCTCTGTTAAATGCAAAGACCGTTGAAGGTGAGGCGGTTGAGGAAGAAAAAAAAGAAATCTCATCTACCTAAATTAAAAGAAATAGAAATCCTATCCTCTTTACCTAAATTTGGTTCCACTCTATGTTTTAACCATCCCGGAAACATTAACAATTGGTTTGCAATTGGTTTTATAGTCCACGCAGCACTATTGTATCTATTGTACTCAGTTAAATAACAAGGAGCCCAATCGTACTCCATAATAGATGAACAAGGGTGTTCAAAAACTATCGCGCTGTCAGTGGATTTTAAATAAAAAGATCCTGAGATAACGCTATCATGATGAATGTGGGCCATATTATAATCTTTATGCCCATTTATATTTACCCATAAACTAAGTATTTTTAATGGGTCTTTATAAGCAATTCTTTTTTGGTAGTCTCCCCCAACTCTTAAAATTTCTTTAAACAAATTATTTAAAGGTGGATGCTTGCCAGTAAGACGTGGTGATTGCCAGCCACCTTTGTTACTTACATTATGACTTTTAACTTTCTTTTTCATAGCTA